GTACAACCAGAATCGCAACACGATCTACAGCTTCCTGACGGGGCAATCCCAGATGGGCCAGAACTCGGCGGCACAAGTCGGCGCAGCAGGCAATCAGACGGCCGCGACCGTTGGCGGCAATCTTACGGGTGCAGCCAACGCTACCGCAGCCGGAGAAATCGCAGGGAGTAACGCACTCGTATCCGGCGCGAATTCTCTGGTGAACGCCTATCGGACGAACAACCCGAGCACGACCCAAGGCTGGAACACGCTGCTCAGCAACAACGGCGGCGGCTACAGCGGTTATACGGGCTACACGGGGGGCTCTAACGACCCCATCGCCAACCTCAACACCTCGCGTGGATGGACAAGCTGATATGGCAATCGATCCCAACATCATTTTTCAGCTCGGCAAGGGTGTAACGCCGCTTCTCTCGCAGGGGGAGGTTGATGATCAGCGCATGCAACGTGAAGTGGGTGCGCTGCAGTTGAACAAGTTGCGCCAAGGCATGACGGACGACGCAGAACAGCGCAGGATCGCCCAAAGCACAGCGCCTGAGGGTTTGGCGGGGGCTTACTACAAAGCCGGTCTGGTGAAGCCAGCGCAGGAGGCTCTGAAGTTCCAGACCGATCAGAAGAAAAGCCAATTGGAGACGATGAAACTTCAGGTCGAGCAGCATCTGAAAAACTACGAAGTCGCTGGGCAGATCATGAACGGCGTGACCGATCAGGCGACATGGGAGCGGGCGCGCCAGCAGACCGCGCAGGTTTTCGGCCCTGAAGCTGCAGCTCAGATGCCACTTCAATATGACCCGGCTCTGATCGCAGAAAAGAAGGCACAAGCCATGTCCGTGAAACAGCAGCTCGAGCAGAAGTGGAAGGAGATGGAGTACTCCACTCCGAACGCCAATGCGCGCCTGCAGGCACAGACCTCGACTGCAAACAACGCTGCTTCTATCGCGAACTCTGCAAACACTGCGCAGATGACGGACGAGCGCGCACGTGAATTCAACGCCACACGGATCGAAGAAAACCGCCTCAAGCGTGAAGCGCAAGGCGCTGGCGTGAAGCTCACAGAAGACCAAGGCAAAGCCACCGGCTGGCTTGTGCAAGCCGAGAACGCATTCAAGAACATGCAGGCTGCGGGCTTCGATGAGAAAGGCAATCCGCTGGCTGCGGCCAAGCCTGGGATGGCCGACGCCATCACCAATATTCCACTCGTGGGCGGCGCCTTGGGCAACACGCTACGGACCGCAGACCGGCAGAAGTTCGTGCAAGGTGCGTCCTCACTGAGCGAGGCGCTTCTTCGTGCGGCCACTGGCGCAGGCGTGAACAAGGACGAAGCCAAGCAGAAGATCGAAGAACTCACGCCGCAGTGGGGCGAAGATGCCGAGACGACCAAGCAGAAGATGGCCGCGATCCCGCTGTACATCGAGTCGCTGAAGGTACGAGCTGGGCCAGGCGCACCCAAGGCGCAAGAGATCAGTGCCGCAAGACCAGTTGGCGTGCCGAAGTACAAGCCTGGCGGCGCTCCTGATGTTGTCAATATGGAGGCAGAACTGCGTCGCCGAGGGCTTCTGAAATGAGCGACTTTTCTTCGCTGAGTGATGCTGATCTGCTGGCTCGGTACAAGGCTGCGAAAGGCACGTCCAATCCTGCCGATTTTGCGCAGGCATATGGACCGGCTGCGGCTCGTGCTGCGGAAAAACTCGGCGTCAATCCGCAAGTTCTGCTCGGGCAATGGGGCCTGGAAACGGGATGGGGCAAGTCGATCATCCCGGGCACTCACAATCTGGGGAACATCAAGGATTTCTCGGGCGGTGGTACGGCGGCAACGGACAACATGACCGGTAGTCGTGACAAGTACCGTGCCTATGCCAGTCCCGATGCATTTGCTGACGACTACACCGACCTGATCTCTCGCAAGTACCCCAGCGCTATTGGGGCAAAAACGCCTGAGCAGTTCGCCGCGGCTCTCAAAGCGGGGGGCTATGCAGAGGACCCGAACTACGCAGCGAAGGTGGTGAAGGCCACGCAAATGACGCAGCCCAAGGGGCTGATTCAGCGCGGAGTCGAAGCAATCATCCCAAGCGCAAATGCCGCCGAGAAAAGTCCATTTGAGGGCATGAGCGACGATGAGTTGCTTGCCGCCTACCAAAAAGCCAAGGGCAGTACGGCAGAGAAACGAGCCCCTACCGATGTGGAGAAGATCATCCAGCGTGTCGCGGCTGTCACAAGCCCGGCTGGAGGACTTGTTGATGCAGCAACAGGCGGAAAGATGTCTGTTGGGGCGGCGCGCGGCTTCAAGGACATCGCAGACACTGGTGCAGAGCTTCTTGCAAAGGGGTACGACAAGCTGACTGGTAGTGGCCCCAATGTCTCCGGCCTCGTGACTGGTCAGCCGGTCGGTGAGTATGCAAGACTGAAGGCTGAGAATGAAGCCGGGAAGGCCGATTTCGGCAACACCTATGGCGACAGCACAGCCGCGAAGTTTGGGCGCCTGTCTGGGCAAGTCGTGGGCACATATCCTGTTGGTGGCGTGCTCGGCGCACCTTTGAAGGCCATGGCACCCGCTGGCAGCATATTGAACCGCCTCGGCACGGCTCTTGCGACAAGCGGCGCAACGACTGGCGCTCCTGTGGCTCAAGGCATCGCTCCCGCAGTCGGGAACATGTTGCTTCGCTCGCTTGGAGGCGCTGGTGCTGGCGCTGCAGGGGCTGCGCTCATCGACCCCAACGCCGCCACGACTGGCGCGGTTGTCGGCGCTGCACTCCCTCCCGCTTTGGCTGGCGTGAAAGCGGTTGCCAATACCGCGGGCTCCCTGGTGCGTCCTTTCACCGCACGCGGGCAAGACCGCATCGTTGCCGACACGCTTCGGGAATTCTCGACCGATCCAGCGGCGGCACGAGCAGCAATGCAGAGCACTCCAGCAGTTGTCCCGGGTTCGGCCCCGACCGCCGCCACGGCAAGTGGGGATGCCGGGATCGCTGCCCTCAGCCGTTCGATGCAAAACGCCAGCCCCGACTTTGCTGCCGATTTGGCTGCACGCCAGACCGCGCAGAATCAAGCCCGTACGGCTGCGCTCGAAGGCATCGCAGGCAATACCGGAAAGATCGATCTGGCCAAAGCCGCGCGAGATGCATCGACAGGGCCAATGCGCGAAGCCGTGCTCGACGCTGCGGGGAAGGTGCCATCCGATGACATTCTCAAGTCCATCGACCGACTGATTGCAAAGCCTGGCAATGCAGGTGAGCTTTCGCAACAGGCGCTCAACAAGTTCCGCGACCGCATCGCCAAACTCTCGACGGATGGCGTGATCGATGCCCGTGCGTTGTATGAGGTTCGCAAGGACATCAACACGCTGCTCGGCGGCAAGCTGCAAGGCGAAGCGGGCAATCTGCGCTATGCCTCGGGGCAGCTCGGGAATGTGAAAAGCCTGATCGATGACGCAATTGACCAAGCAAGCCGCAGAGTAGCAGCGCCTGCCGGTCCCGTGGCTGGTGCTCCCCTGAGCGCATCCCGTGAAATCGTGCCATTCGTGCCATCTACTGAGGTAGGGATGCCGCGCGTCAACTCACTGGCGCTTCGTCCAGGCGGGCAAGTCGGGCCGGTATTGTCTGGCGCTGCCGATGAGGCAGCGAGTGCCGCTCGTCCAACATGGCGCGGATACCTCCAGTCGTATGCGGACCAGAGCATTCCGATCCGCCAGATGGAGAAGTTGGACGATATTCTGAAGACGGTTCAGACGGGGACGGTGGATTCGCAAGGCGGAGCGATCCTCTCAGCCGCCAAGCTGAACAACCTACTCAAGAATCAAGGATCGGATCTGGTCAAGGATTTGAGCCCGCAGCAACTGCAGATCCTTCGCAATATTCAGGCCGATCTGAACGCAGGACAGATCGCCAGCAATGTCGGGCGCGCCGTTGGCTCCAACACTGTTCAGAATCTGGCTCAAAACCAACTGCTGCAGAGTGCGTTCGGCAACACACTGGGTGGCTCTACTGCTGCTAGATCGACTCTCGGCCGGTTGCTGCAGTTGCCGTATGGAGCTGCGAACAAGCAGATTCAGGAGCGGCTCGGGAATGCTCTTCTCAATCCTCAGGAAGCCGCCGCTTTGCTGGCTGACCCGCAGAAAAACGCATTGCTGCAGGCGTTGACGCAGAGCCAACTGCCGTACAAGGCCGCACCGGCTATTTCCGCCCGGTGAGCCCTTTCCAGAACTCGTAGATAGCCACAACCACCAAGACGGCGAGCAACTTCCACCAGAGAAATTCGCTGTATTCCACAGCCGTGATTCTAGACCCGCTTAGGCGGGTTTTCTTTTTTCAGGAGCCCGCATGGCCCAGTTTCTAGCGCCCATCATCAACGATCAGCAGGAAGACGCTAATGGCAATCCGCTCTCGGGCGGCACCATCGAGGTCTACCTGGCCGGGACTTCGACCCCCTCCACGACCTACAGCGACAAGGGCGGCCTGACCGCCAACACCTGGCCGATCACCCTGAACACGCTCGGCGTGAACAGCCAAGGCGCAGTCTGGCTGGTTGGCGGATCGACCTACAAATACATCATCAAGAACGCTGCCGGAACCACGCAGCGCACCATTGATAACGTCTCCGGCATCAACGACACCACGGTGACGGCTGATCAGTGGGTTGTGTTCCAAGGAACGCCCACCTACGTCAGCGCAACCTCGTTCACCGTCCCGGGCGATCAGACGCAGACCTTCGTGTTTGGTACACGGCTGAAGACGGTCAACACTGGCGGCGTTGTCTATGGGACGGTTGTTCGTTCTGCCTTCAGCAGCGTCACCACGGTCACGATCATCCCTGACAGTGGATCGTTGGACTCTGGGCTGTCCGTGGTCTCAACTGCACTGCTCACGGCGACGAGCCCATCTGTCCCAACAACGCTTGTACTTGCCCCGTTTCGCAACCGCATCTTGAACAGTGCGCTGCGAAACGATCAGCGAAACTCCGGAGGGTCGCAAGTCATCACGGCCGGTGCTGCGACGTACACCACGGACCGCTTCTATGTGCTTTGCACTGGCGCAAACATCACGTCAATCCGCGGGGCGGGCACTGGATACACATTTTCCCAAACTCTGACTGGCGCAGCATCTGTTACTGCCACCCTCTGGGGGACACGTATCGAATCGCAGAATTGCGGAGACTGGGCAAACAAGTTGGTCTGTGTCCAGATCCCAATCTCAGCTGTTGGCATCACCACCGCGCAATGGGGTGCGTATACCGCAGACGTAGCCGATACGTGGGGGGCGAGAACGTTGATCGGCACTGGAACGCTGACTCTCAGCGGGACGGTAGAAACGAAGTATTTCAGTTTCCTTGCGCCTTCCGGAGCGACACGCGGGATTGCCATCGAGATCAATACCGGCCCTCTCGTGGCCGGTCAATCCATCACGTACCAAGGCGCTTATCAGGCCGAGGCAGATCGGGTAACTCCATTCGAGACTGTCGAGGTAGGTGAGGACCGCCGACGCTGCCAACGCTATTACCAAATAGGCAATTTCAGCACGGGCGCCTATGCAGTGGCTGGGACGGCAATTCGGAACACCGCATATCTGCCAGTCTCCATGCGGACTGCGCCGTCTCTAGTGCCGACTTTCGCCTACTCGAATGGTTCGACCGGGGGGTTGGATCAACCAACTCCGCAGTCCTTCCGCTATGGCTTCGTGATCACAGCCACGGGGCAGGGTGAAGTCAGCGGGTCGTTTACTGCATCCGCGGAGTTGTGATGTACATCGTCTACTCGGATCACATCCAGTTGGGTGATCTGTGGATTCCCAGCGACTAACAGAACTCCGAGTGCCGCTCCTACCTCGATTGGCTGGCTCTCGGCAATACGCCCAGCACTCCACCTGTGCCATCCATCCCCGAATTGATCCTCAAGGCCAAGGCCGAAACACGCATCCAGCGCCAGCCCATCATCGAAATCCTCGACGGACTTCAGGCCTCGGCGCTTGCAAAGAGCGATCAACCGACAGCGCTGGTGATCGAGACGGCGAAGCAGGCGCTGCGGGACATCACCGACCTTCCCCTTTATGACTGCACGACCTACGAGCAGATGAAGGTGAAGACCCTCGCGCGCTATGCAGAGATTGCGAGCGCATCCCCGGCGTTGAAGGCTGCGTTCAGCGAAGCGCTCCGGTAGTGGGACGGCTAGATAGTCCCAGCGGGGTGGAGCAAGCGCTTAAAAGACAAGTAGGCCTCGTGCGCAGATTCTGGAGTTCCGAACATACCAATGTATTTCGTCTTCCCGCTGAATCCAATCTGAGCCATGAAGCGACCATTCGGCAACTTGGTCACGCCAAGGAATCCAGTTTTGCTATCGCGATTGGCAGTTCGAAGGTTTTGCCGATTTTGAGAACTGGTTACTTCACGCAAGTTTTCGATTCGGTTGTTGAGTTTGTTGCCGTCAATGTGGTCAATCATTTTCGGCCAACGGTTGTGCACGTAGAACCATGCGAGCCTGTGAGATTGATAGCACCTTCTATTGAAGGTCAGCCGCGCATACCCCCTGTTATTTACGTCTCCGGCCAACGCACCAACCCGAACACACTTTCTTGGCAATACCCAAGTAAAAAGCCCAGTCTCAGCGTCATATTTAAGAGATTCACGAATGCATTCGGGAGGGGGTTCGGAGTGCCTCAATTTCTGTGTTCCTTCAAAAGTTATCTGCGTTATTAGTCTCCTGTTTTTAGAGGTGTTGCATATGATTTTGTTCCTCCTATCCCCCTGGATTCTTTGGATGCTCTATGCCTGCGTGATGCGCCTGAAGCAGGTTCGCGAGGCTGGGAAGCTGACTACTGCAATGAAGGTGTTCGGCTACCCGGCGCTGTTCGTTGGGCTTGCTGTCGATTTCGTGGTCAACGTGGTGTTCGGCTCGCTGGTGTTCCTGCAACTACCTCGCGAGATGACGCTATCCCGCAGGCTCTGGAAGCTGAGCACTGGTGAGGCTGGGTGGCGGCAGCGGTGGGCGTACTGGATTCGCACGCAGTTGCTCGATGCAATCGATCCTTCAGGAGTGCATTCCGGATGAGCCGCGTAACCAGACCAGCGCCTCTTGAAGGCGAACCACAAGAAGGAAAACGCTTCATGAAATTCGACCCGACGATCAACTCCGGAACCATCCTACAGACCGTCGTGGTTGCACTTTCTGCTGTCGCTCTCTTCTACGGGCTAAAGGCTGAGAACGCAGCAACAAAGGCCGATTTGGAGCAAACCAAAGCGGTTGCCACCATCGAGCGTGCACAGACCGCGCAGGCGCTAGCGGAGATCAAGCTCGAGATGAAAGAACAGGGCAAGACGCTCGGTGACCTGAAAGAAGGGATTGCAATCTTGCGCGGGAGAGCCGCAGACACAGGGGCGAAACGATGAAATTGGTTGAGAACTGGAAAAAGCTGTGGAAGTCCACCACGATGATCTTCGGCGCACTGGGGCTCGCGATTCCTGAGCTTCTGCAACTGCTGGCCGACAACACCAGCCTCGTGCCTTGGATGGACGATGGCTACAAGTCAGGCGTCCGTCTTGCCTGCCTGATCCTGATCGTGCTGCTTCGCCCGGTGAAGCAGGAGAGCCTGAAGCCATGATGCTCACCGACATCATCAGGACCGCGATCAACCCCGCGCTTGCCATCTTGCCGATGCAGATGGACTCCCCGAAAGCTCGGGTGATGTTGCTCGCTACCGGCCTGCAGGAATCCCGCTTCGAGCATCGCCGACAGATGGGCAATGGGCCAGCTCGTGGATTTTGGCAGTTTGAGCGCGGCGGCGGCGTCAAAGCCGTGTTCACCCACCACGTATCCACCGGCCATTTGCACAACCTCTGCATTGCCCGCGACGTGGCATTCGACATCCCGACGATCTGGGCAAAACTGGAGACGGATGACGTTCTGGCCGCTGGCGTGGCCCGGCTGCTGTACTACACCGACCCGAAGCCGCTGCCTGCTGTCGATGACGCGGAGGGCTCGTGGAAGCTCTATCTGCGCACCTGGAGGCCCGGAAAGCCGAAGTCCGATACGTGGCTCGGCTACCACCAGAAGGCCCAAGCGGCGCTGGGGCTGAAATGATGGTGGCCGGTGCTGATCTCCGGCTTAGTGGCTCAGATGTCTTTCGACACTCGCGGCTTCGTCAATTCTCACTCTGCTCAGCACGGTCGTTATCAAGGATGTACCGCGTCTACCCATATTCCCGTCAAACCAAGCAGTGCGCCTCAGCACGGCGCGGTCACCACCGCAGGGATTTTACATGAACCCCTATGTTCTGCTAGCCCTAGTCATCGGCTGGGGCGCCTCAATTGCCGGAACCGGCTGGTACTGCATCGGTGTCGGCGAGGACAAGATCATCGCCAAGCAGGCCAGCGACGACAAGATCCGCCAAGAAACCCGAGAAGCCGCCCAGCAAGGAGCCGCAGATGCAATCGCCAAACTCAAGCCGGTCAACACGACCATCCGCGCCAAGACAGAAACGATCGTTCGCGAGAGCACTGTCTATCGGACTTGCCTCAATACTCCTGACGGCGTGCGCAACATCAACGCAGCGCTCTCCGGACGGACTGCCGAGCCCGCTGGTGGTGAGCAGTTGCCCAAGGCTAACGGAGCTAAGTGACCCGAGCTTCGGCGCTACGGTGCTGAAGCTGGTGGAGGTCGCCGGTCAGTACAATGAGTGTCGCGAGGCAGCTTTGGCCGGGCAACCAGTGCCAAAGGCGGACTACTCGCTCTGGCCGAAACGCTAGCCCAACGTCCCCACCGAAAAGATCATCTTGCCCGCGGCGATCAGCACCACAGCAAGAGCCACGCTCCCGAAGAGCATGAGCGGCCTGTTTTCGGGCTGCGCTCTGTCCGAAGAAGTGACAGCGGATTCAATCACTTTCAGTTTCGCTGGTGGGCCCCATTCTTGCCGCGCAACCTCCCGAGGATCTTCCAGTGCCCGAGCGGGGTAAACGCGCCCCACCAGGCCGTCGAAATTGGCCCCAGCCGCTCGCCCCTGAGACAGATCGATCCATTCCGCGATGAATTCTGCTTTCCATTCGGAGGCACTGTAGGGATTGGGTTGCATCGTCTTCCCCGTAATTTGCTGCGGCGAAGTGTGCCATAGGTGTTAGGAAGCGCTGCAAATGTTTGCCCTAGGGCGGAATTCGCCCGCCTGGTGCGGATAGCCGAGCGGGCTGGTGCGGTACTGGGGAGGGGTCAGATCCGCGCTGAGATGTCGTCTACTGTCTCGCGGTAGTAGGTGCGCAGCAGCAGATTCAAGTCCTTGTGCCGACTGATACGCGCCAGGGTCATCACGTCCATGCGCCTGGCCAGCAGTGTTAGCGCCGTGGCCCGGGTGTCGTGGAAGGTCAGGCCGTCGATCAGCAACTGGTCGCATAGCCTGCAGAACAGCGTGCTCGCCTCGTTCGACCCCACGGTGAAGGTCGCCGGGAACAACTTGGCCGCACGCCGGGGCACCGGAACCTCCACCAGCTTTTTGCCATCGCCCTTCGTGCGCGTGGCACCTCCCAGCAGCATCACGCGCCGCGCGGGGTCGTAGCGCCCCTCTAGCACCTCCTTCAGCCGCAAGGATGTGTGTAGGGCAATCCTGAACGCCTTGATGACCTCCGCTGTCTTGCCGTCCCGGTCCGCCCGGAGCACGCGTTTCATCTGCTGCCACCGCCAGACCTGTGTCCGCGGGTCGCCATCCTCTGGCATGCGCAGCCCGGTGAATGGACTGGACTGGATCCACTTCCACTCGTCCCGCGCGAGCGAGAACATGTGCCGCATCAGGTTGATCTCCCTGAGAACGGTCGCCCCAGTCACGGCCTGCCTGTCCTTGTCGCCCTTCATCCGCCAGTCGCGCCACAGGCCCAGGTGCGCCGTGGTGATGCTCTCCAGGGGTGTGTCTGGCGTGAAGTACTCCATGAACGCATTGAAGCGCCGTTGCTCCCAAGCGGGGTCCGGCTTGCCGCTGCTGACAGTCCTCACGTAGTGGTCCGCGGCCTCCTTGAAGGTGCGCCCCAGCAACATTCCGGCGTCTATTTCGCTCTCTACCCGGTCCGCCCACCTCTGGGCCTCTCGTTTCGTGTCCCAGACCGCCGAGCGCCGCACCCCTTTCCGGGCCACCTGCGCACGCCATTTCTGGCCCTGTTTTTGGATCGATGCCATGCCTGTCAATTCCCCACGATGCGTAAATTCCTGGGGAATCATGGCACGGGAACGGGTAAAACAGCCAGCAACGACGACAACCGACAATAACGATGAAGCAGGCTAAGTGCCTGTCAGCGAAGGAAAAGACGGCAATCGGGGGGATCGTCCACATCCCATGAAAATGGGGGTGGTGCCCGGGGCCGGAATCGAACTTCATTGGGAAGGATGGGCAGATGGGTAAATAAATGGGGAGTCAGCGAGCCTGTTTCTTAGCCTGCTTGGTCAGCCAATCCTCGAAGTCCTCGCGGCTCCATCGCCTGCACTTCTGACTGAGCGAGAGTTTCGGCCTGGGGAAGTCCGCCCGCTTGACGACGCGATCCCGCACGTAGGCATGTTCCAGATTCAGCCGTTGGCTGATGTCCATGGTTCCGATCAGATCAGTCATGCCCCACCTCGTAACGGTTGTGCTTTTTGAGATTGGCCTGCGCCGTTAGAACTTGCAGATTGGCCGCGACATGCAGCCCAGAGACCCGTCGCCCTTGAAGCGGATAGTAGTGATCTACCGCATGCGGAATGCCAGTTTCCTTCTCCATCTGGGCTGCTTCACGATAGACACGCTCGATGGCTTTCGATGCAGCCTTATGTCTCTTCTCGAACAGCGGGATGCTCTCGCCCATCATCATCAAGCCGCCGTCCTCTAGATCCCATGCGCGGGCGTACATCTCCGACAGGCCCTTGAGGGCTGTCAGCAATTCAGCCGCCTTATCACGCTCCTGCTTTGCAGCGCGCTCCGTAGCCGCGTCGAACATCTGGCGCATCTGGTCGGCGGTGTAGTAATCGTGTCGCACGAACCCTTCGCCAACGCCTGCCCATGCCGGAAGGTCTGCTCTCGGCATCAGTGCCTCGAATGCTTCGTTGATCGTGGTCATTCAGCACCTCCTTCATTCGCGACAACGATCACTACCGTTGGCTCGCCGTAGACATCCGACAGCATTGCGCCGAGAGCCTTCAGGTGTGCCTCGATGTGGCTCGCACCGGGGTTGCTGGCCTTGATCAGAGCATGCGCGGTTTCCAATACCGTGCGCTTGTTTGCGATGGTGCTCATGGCTTTGCCTCCTGCTGTGCCAGTGCTTGGGAAGAGTCGATTGCTGCGTCGAGGTAGTCAAATAGCGTTTCGGCAGGACCGCGCCAAATGGTGTCTTTGATTGCACTGAACACGCCCTTGCTGTTTTCTTCGCCGAGCACGCGCCGCGTTTCAATCAGAACCGCCCTCAGCGCGGCGATCTCCGCATCCTTCTCTGCCACTTGCGCAAGGAGGGCTGATTGGGCGTAGCGCTGGATCGCGCGGATTTCCATGTCGGTCCAGACCATGCCGCCTACGTAGTCCGGGTGGTCGTGCGGCTGCAGGGTGGGCAGCTTCGGGGAGGATGGGGGAGAGGTCATGCTTGTTGCTCCGTCAGGATTTGCCATGCTGCTGCTGCCACTCGTGGAACTTGTGCGTTTCCAAGGCAGTAAATACGGTCCATCCGATTGGGAACCCCATAAACCATTCGCACCAGTCCGGATTCAGAGGGCCAACATGGGTAGGTGGTTCTCCGCGCTTGGCGGTGGCTCGCCTGCTGTTGCTGCCGCCGTTCAGCCCGATGGTCGTGAGCGTAGGGAGCAACGCAACCGCCGTGGCCAGGCCGTATCCAGACTTCTTTCCCGGGTAGGGCCGATTGTTGTTGCCGTTGACGGTCAGGGTGGGTAGCAAGGATCCAGATGCGCTCACGCAAATGGTGTGCGCCAAGGTCGGCCGCAGATAGCACACCCCAGAGCGCATTGAACCCCATCGCGGCCAGGTCTCGGAGAACGACTCCGAGTCCCCGAGAAGTGAGGTCTGCGGAGTTTTCCACTCGGACCTGGAATGGCTCAACTTCGCGAACCACCCGTGCGAACTCTCGCCAGAGCCCTGAGCGTGCTCCGGTGATTCCTGCTCGATCGCCAGCGCTACTGATGTCCTGACAGGGAAATCCGCCAGAAATAATGTCAGCACGTCCTCGGAAGGGTCGAGCATCGAATGTGCGAATGTCGCTGAAGATCGGGAACCGCGGGAGCGTGCCGTCTTCTTGCCTGGCGATGAGGACCCTTTGTGCGTAGGGGTTGATTTCGACGGCGCCGATGCATCGATCTCCGACGAGGTGCCCAGCAAGGATTCCACCACCAGCGCCGGCGAATAGGTGAAGCTCATTCACGCTCACCCCGCTCGACAGGCTGCGCGGCCTTGAGGGCAGCGCGGGCTCCTGCCGCTTGCTCAAGGCAGAAGTTGCACGCCGCCATCTGGCGCTGTTTACGGACCGCCTTTTCTACGCCACGGGCAAAGTCGTGGATGCGAGGCGCGTCACATTCTCCAAAGCAGTCGTACTCCTCTTGCAGAGCATCGATCTGATCGTCGCTCAGCATTTCTGCCTCGGGCGCTGGGGTTGCGGCGATCCGAACAGCTCCCGCAACTGCGCCGGGCATCGCACCGGACGGTGGCCCGTTTACGTAGGCGGCCAGCGTCTGCAATGCTTCTTCTCGTTCGATGCTCATCGGCACGGGTGCGTCTTCCAGCATCGACCGAGTGATTGAACCCATCTGGCGCGCGAACTGAGGTGCTACCTCTCGGATGCTGGATTTGGTGTCATTGTCAATGCTGTCCCAGGCGTCCAGCAGCGGGCCAATCTGAGGCATGACACTGGCAGCTTGTTCAGCGCGAAGCCGATTGCGCTCCACTTCCACCGCCTGCGCAGCGCCTGCCGCTGCTGGTGCTTCGGAGCGTGATTTGAGGATGGGCGCGAGAGCTTTGCCGAGATTGAACCAAAGCGCGTAGGCCTCAGTGACGAAAAGCTGGTACTCAGGATGGGCACCAAGTTTCGTGATGTAGAGCGTCAACTCAGGCGCGCCGCTGACGTGCTCGACGCGCTCACAGGTGTGGTCCTGCAATCGCTCTTGCAGGTACGGCAGCACGGCTCCAAACTTCATATGCTCGCGCGCATCGATAGCGGCTCCGGGTGCGGCAAGTCCAATTCCGTGGTAGCGCTCGGCTGCCTCGATGCCGCGCGTGAATGCCGCCTGTTCTTCTTCGCCCATGAAATCGCCCTCGGGGACGCGGGAACGCAGCGCGGTAATCTGGGTATCGTTCAACGGCTTGCGGCTGGTAGGGGGTGCCGGAGTCCAACCAGCACCGTCCAGCGCGAAGTAGAGCCGTGCGGACACATCCTGCAGTCGGTTGCCGAGCGGCGAATCGGCGTTGTGGATGATGGCGCGCAGTTCCTTGACTTGCGCGCGCGTGAGAGTCACAGTTTCTTGTGCAGCCATGATTCATCCCTCCCGGACACGTTGCGGCGCGAGACTCGGTGCCGGCTGCAACTTGGATTGAAGTTTTTCGATGTGGCGGCCTTGCGCGGCAATGAGTGCATCGGCTGAGTCCACGCTGTAGAAGCGCATCAGCGCCACCACTTCGGCAGCGGGTGCCGCCGCTGGGGGAGTCTCTGCCGATGCACCAATGTCGTGAAGGGCCGCCCAGACCGATACGATTTCTGGGTAAGAGTCGCCCAGTTCCGCGCGGCCCCGGTTTGCGATAGCCCGCAAAGTTCGCACGGCCCAGTCGATCTTCGGGGGCGGCTCTGCCGGTGCACTCGTGAGTGCGGCAGCCATGGCTTCTTGGCCCTGCCGGTAGACGCCGTTGTCGGTGTCGCCTGCGGTTTCGTCTTGCCTCAGATAGCGGTCAAGCGCGTCGATGAGCTTCTTTTTCACATCAGACATTGCTGTCTCCTTGGGATTGGGCTGCAGGGGCGGGAGGGAGGGGAGGAACGTCTGCGTAATACTGATGGTGGACCACTCTCCCGGCGCTTCGTTTACTGATTCCGAATTGCTCGCCAATGGCGGCAAGCGATACGCCTCCGCTTGCATAGCGGCCCCTTAGGTGCCTGACTTCATCGTCCGAGAGAGAAGAATTCGGTGAGCGCCTTCCCTTTTGGTTGCCCCATCGCATCCGCCCGAGTGAGTTCGCGTATGCAAGGTTCTCCGCCTGCGTGCACCATTCAAGGTTGTCGGCGCGTGCGTTTCCGGGATTGCAGTCGATGTGATTTACGTATGGCTTGGAATCAGGGTTCGGCACAAAGGCTTGTGCCACAAGCCGATGGACCCTTGGGGTGGCATGCACCTTCTTCCCCTGTCTCAGGCTCACAACGAGGTAGCCGAGCGTATTTGGGCTAGGCGTTAGGACGCGGCCTTCGATCTGGAGATGTCGGCCACCACCATTGGGCACCATGCGGTCAATGCTTCGCACACGGCCAAGGTTGCTGACCTCGTAAGACGGCCATCCTTCAACGGGCTTCCACAGCTCACATGGCACCGCTTCGCGCTCCGAGCCTTCATCAAGGCGGGGCGGCGTCATGATTGGGCTCCGGTAGAGGGGAGGCGCTTCTTGGGCCAAACGATGGCAGCGTGCTCGAAAGAAAGATCCCAGTCGTATTCGTAGCCGAAGTCCTCAGCCAATGCCCAAACGCTCATGCTGTCGTAATGGTTCGACAGAACGCCGTTGTCGTCAAACCAGCGGAACGGTTCACGCCAGATGACCTTTTGACCCGGCTTGAGAAAAGGGCGAAGGAGATCGGCCACGCTTGCATTGAGAGATTTGCGCGGTGCTTGCGCCTCCCCATTCCCTCCGCCACTACTACCAGGAGCAGCATTGCGAAGGGGGAGTTCGCCAGTCTCGCCAGCGCGCTCCATGGCTGCTGGACGGTATTCGTTGGTGGTCATGGTCATCCTCGAATGGTTTGAAGGGTCTCCCGCACGTAGGCGAGGAATTCGATACGTCGCTCGTGAAGGCGCGCCAGCTCTTCGGCGCAGTCATCGCGGTGCAGGCGGTGGACGATCAGTTGCTGGTCATCACGGAAGTCCGCGCAGTAGCTGATGAAGTCCACCCAGTTGCGCTCAGTGCAGTCCAGATGACCGACAAGCTGCCAGCGATAGGACGGGTCGAAGCTCCCGCGGCGCAGCGTGGCGTAGTGGGTCGGCGCGATCACCGACTTGATCTCAACCACGCCTTCATCGCCCACAAGACCATCCGGAGAATCTCCGTAGTCTCCGCAGTCGAAGAACCCCCCGTTCGACACTTCGGTGAAGTACTCCTGCTCGTACAGCATCCGGGCGACTGGCTCTTGTTCGTGACCCCGCTCGGTGTGCTCGTTGCTGAAGCTGAACTCAGCCTTGCGGCCCGTGTCGATTTCGAGCGCGATCTGCAGCGCGTACTTCTTGGCAGGCTCGCCGAATGCCGCGCCGTAGTTCGCCATGAAGCAGCCGAAGTTGGAGCACGTCACTTTGCCGAGGCGCAGTGCCATCCATTCGTCGGTGTTCTGCTGAACATCATGAAAGCGCATTGGCGGCCTCGCTCGCTGGACTGCCTTCATTGCATTCCGCCATCAACTGCTCTTGGTGTTCGCGGCTGATGTCCACATGAGACAGCACTGCGCGCAGGTTACCGTCGCGCTTGAATGCGGCCTTTGCGCGTTCCCAAGCTTTGATGTTCTCCGGAACCAAGTGCTTCTTCTCGGGTGCATGTGGACTGATGCGCAGACCCTCGACGGATTCCTTGCCGAAGCGGACGTTCTGATCCACGTAGACCGTGATCCGGACATCCCGCCAGTCATCGATGAAGGCCGAGCCAGTCAACCCTTTCATGGTCTTGCTGTTTGTGGCGTTCAGGATCATCGGCTTGAGCTTCTCGCCCTGGCGGATTTCCTTCTCCACGAAATGCGCGGTGTTGAACATGTCCTTCGTCTTCTTGGTCTTGTCGATCTCAAGGGAGACGTGGTGGACCGTCAGCACAGTGGGTTCGACAATGTCGGCGCTGCTCAGGTAAGGCGAATCGAATGCCTTGCGGTAGTGCGTTTTTTCCGTGCTCATACCCACCCCCAAGCCATAGAAACAATGGCAGCGATGTAGAGGCAGACTTCCACAGCAATGACAGCGATAACAAGATCGCTCATGAACGTGCTGGGCTCGCTCTCGATTTGGGAGATGTCGTGGTTCATCGCCATTCCTTCTGCGCAATCAGCGCGTCGATTGGTGCTTGTGCGAGGTCGTCCGCAACTGCTTGCGCGGCGTCCGATTCCGTCGGCCCATCTGGCGTGTAGCTCATGCCGATAGCCAGTGCGAGGGCGAGAAGCCAAATTACGGGGCGGCTCATGGCTTCTTCGCGAGGCCGCGCCAGGGGAGAACTGGCAGACCGGGTATGCGCTCAGTTAGGTCGTAGGTAGGAATGACCCACCAGGCATTGCCGTCCCAATAGTCGGCAATGTCCTCCTGTTCAAATCCGTAATCGCGCTCATAGAAGCCCTTGCGGACGGGCTTCACCTCTGCCGGAAACCACGGCGTCAATTCCTTGCTCATACACGCTCCAAAGGTTGATCCAACATTGCAGGCCCCAGCGATCCCCGGAACGCATCCGCATCCGGCTCGCCAAGGTCAAGCGTTTCCAAGAAGCGTGCGCGCAGTTCGCGGCAAGCCGCAGCCAGTTGCTCATCGGTGGCCGCATGGTTGAGCGTCAGTTGTGCAAGCTCGTGCGTGCTGATCGGGCCAAAGTAGTAGCTGGCCTCACGCTTGGTTGGCGCGGTTTCGAGCCACAGGCTGTATTGCGCAACATCGTCACAGACCGACTCTTGAGCAAGCAGCAATGCGAGGTTTGGAATGCGGGCGTTCATAGCGGCTCGCCTACGAGTTCTTCGCCGACACTCACAAGCTTTTCGAACAAGAAGTTCTGCAACTCGCGGGTCAGGTCGCGCCAGCCGTGGCGTAGATGCAGATATTCCTCGATCAGTGCCGAAGCCAGTTGCTTGGTGCCGCCGATTTGAAAGACCCGCTCGGCGATGAAGATCGTCTGGTTCTCAGCAAGACCAAGCACACCTTCTCCAAGACTTTCAACAACCTTGATCGGATAGGCGTCACGAATCTGAAAGCCGATGCGAGCACAGAAATTCAACGCCCGATCCATGCTTTGCTGTTGCACCGAGGTCATGACGATCTCACGCGGGGCAAACTCGCATTTGGTCGCGTCTTTCCAGACCTGCAAAGCTGTGGCGTTGACCTTCAGCATGCGATCAGTCACGCAATCGCCGACAACCTCTACGAATTCAGGAGAGGGCGTCACGCCCCAGCCGTGAAAATCGAGACTGCCCTCGAAGGTGCGTTCAGACGCTGTGACCACATTGCGAAGAAACTGCCTGTCGGACGACTTCAGTACACCGACCACGATCTTGTGCGTCATGTCCCACGAACTTTTCACCGTTCGGTCTTCGGTGAGTTCCACCTTGGACAACTCGTTGTAGGTGTACAGCGCATCGGCGCGCAGTTCGGCAACGCGCACCCCGCGATAGAAGAAGTGATTGTTCGGTCGGTTGCGAACCTCCAGCGAGCCGGACGTGAACAGCGGTTCGTCTTCCAGGATGAAGCGATGTGAGTTGGCAAAGACGCCCTCGAACTCGTCGCCCTGTACGATGATCTGCGTTTGCCCGGCCAGCGGGTCAACCATGTAGGCTTCGTAGTGGCTGGAGCCGCTCTCGTCCTTGCAATTGCAGGCGATCTCGCGATAGGCCATCCACAAGTCCCACTGCTTGCCAAGTTCGGTAGTGAAGCCGATGGATGCGGCCGACTCGGAGCCGATAGCCATCGTCACGAAATCGAAAGCCTGCCCGCGCACTTCTTGCGAAGACACGCCGAAGTTCACAATCGTCTCACCTGACGTGATGGTCACGCGGTGGCCGGTGCGCAGTAAAACAGCGATGGCGTACTTCAGGCCCGTGCCGAAGAAGCCGATAGGGCTGCTTCCTTCCTTCACGCTCACGCCGAAGGTGGAAATGGAGCGGATGTCGATCTCGCCCGGGTTGGTAAAAACAATCATGATTGCACCCCCAGCACAGGCATTCCGTTCGCAAGGACAGCATCACGCTCGGTTTTCGTCAGCGGTGCAGGGCGCGACTCGAAGCCGCGGTGTGTCTGGGCCAGCGGCTCAAGCTGCAGGTCGAGCTCGCCGGGCGTCGGCGTCACGATCACAACCTGGTGGCGCGGGCAGATGCGGTGGGCGGTGTTCATGCTTGCACCTCGAAAGCATGGAAGGCCACGGAGTAATCGAACGCCTCAGCGACAAGCTTGCGCTTCACCTCGCCGTCATGGGCTTCGAGGATCTCTTTCGAGTGGTTCGACACCAGGCGGAACAGCAGGTCTTCTGCCGTTGCCTTCTCGGCTGGCGTCGGTGCG